TGATGATTTTGAATTTGCGCGTTTTGATTCTATAGGTAATTTAGGTATTGGTACTTCAACTGTGGGAGCAAATGTACACATATACAGTGCATCCACGGATAGTGTGAATCTTCTAAAACTTGAGAGCCCTGGGACCAACAAAGAGACCGGTATGCTCATATATACCAATGATGGAGAAGGTGGATACATTCGAGGGTTCAGTAATTCCACGAATAGTACGACAGGTCTCGTGATGGGTGTGTCGAATAACAGTACGATGACGAATTGTATTCATATGATTCACACGAGTAATGTGGGTATAGGCACAGCGACACCCGCGACACGATTTCACCTCTATAACGGGACTCCAAGAATTGAACATTCCACAAGTAATGTGCTCATAGAACTCAAAACAACTGGGGGGACGTCTAACATTATGTCGAGTACAACTGGTAATGTCTATATTCAACCACAGTCCAGTACAACATTTGTTCAAGGTGATCTCGAAATCACGGGGGATTTGACCGTCGATGGCGCTATTGATTTGGGTGACCAGGTCGCTATTGGTCTCGGTGGTGAGACGGCAAATACATCTCTTCACGTGAATGGTGGTATTATTACAAACTCTGACCAGGTGGCGTGTAAAAAATATTCAAACGCAGTCACTATCACGGGATTCAACGACAAAACTATAACATTTACATTTAGACAACCGTCATTTTATGCTAAGATTTTTGGTATTTTAAGGCGTACAGATGGCGCCACAGTTGTGGATTCAAGTACAATGATTCTTGATGTTCAAGGGGGTACAGATGACGGGTCCTTATCCACTGTACCCATCGCTGTTGGTACGAAGAGTATATTTGGTGGGTCAAACTTTTACCCTTGGAGTCCCACAGTCACCACAACAGAAACAACCGTCACCATTTCACCATATGATACGGGTGGTACACGAACATACAAATATGACCTCGTCGTTGATGTAATGACCTCAAATGGTGGTGGACTTGAATCTATAAAGAGTGGTACTATCATACGCTCAACATTCACATATTAGATAACTTTACCTCTCGGGGAAAACCCAAAGGTAGAATTAGAGTAAACACTTACGCCCTGATGGAATCAGAGACGGCTAGGAAGAGAACGCCGACAATGAAAGCCATCACGACGTAATTACATTCAGTTTCTTCGAGACCCATTGGTGGTTTGGTCTCGGTCTCAGTCTTTGGAGCACCGACTGGAACCTGTTGTCTTACAGGAGGTTCCAGTTCCTCCAGAGGACAATAACCTATCATTTATATTGTACTTAGAGATTAATTTCTGTCTTCTTCTTCTTGCGACCACGCTTGGACTTCGAGGCATCGACATTCACCTCCTTGACTTCACCACCCGTCGATTCACCTGAGATGGACACGATGTCTGAAATATCATCGTCATCCTCCTCCACCGCCATTCGTGGTGTGGTGTTCATTGGGGGTGGTGGGGGCATCATCACACCACCCATAAGGCTTGAGATATCAATCCCAGGTCCCTGCATCTCATACTGACCCGTGCCTCCCACAGGGGCTGTATCCGCTGGACCAGATGGCGCACGTGTCGTATTCTGCATCGCTTGCATCATATTGTTCACGAGGTCTGGGTTTTGCTTGAGTACATCATTCATATTGGGCATCACAGATTTGAACATACTGTTGGTCAAGTGGAACATCATCGCTGAACCACCCAACATCATAATGAGCTTGACTTCTGGTGCCACATTGACCTTCGAGCGGTACTTGACGTAGAGTTCCTCAAAGACGCCGTCGTAGTCATCCACATTCTCCATCACAGACTCAGACCAACCCTCAAGTTGAATCTCAAATGGATTGTAGCGTTTGTTAAGGAACTCAAGGCCAGTCACACAGGCCACCAACATTCGTCTTGAAAATCGTATCGATTGTTCGACATCGATGCTATAGGTGATACGCTTGACCTCAGTTCTCAATTCTTCAACATTGGAGTACGCCGTGAGTCTCTTGTTCACCGCAAACCCCTTCTTCTCAAGGCGTCCCAATTTATTAATGAGGTCCGCCTTTTCTTCATCAATAGACGAGTACCCCTTGGAGGGCATCTCCTCTTGGGGGCCTGGTCCCTCATCATCAAAAAACATTGGTTCGTCGTCGTCATCACCGTAATCAATTTCCTGTTCCTGTTGGGGCTGACTGGGGGCAGTTTGTTTGTTTGGATTTACAAAAGCATCCATAGCTTCTTGGTGCACAGGAGGACGTGGTCTGTGACTTTGTTGCACGGGTCGGGGCACGGGTTTTGGGCGTGGTGTTGATATTTCAATCTCATCCATCAGCGCCTGTTCGTCGGCGTCTAATTTCATCACAGTAGTATTTCCACGATCAATGACTATTTCTTCGTCCATCTACTCTTTATAAGGAAACTATTCAATTACCTTTAACGCACTTTAAAAAAAATTATATGTATACATTATAAATGTTTACCCTCAACAAAGCCAACCGAAATGCCGTTATGTCCATCTTTGGTTTGATTGTATTGATTTACATTCTTGGTGCTATCAAGAAGACCAGTCGATACCAGCCCAGACACATCACTGTGAAGGCGGTCAGTGAAAAGTCCATCTTTGATCTCGAGAACAAGTTGGAATGTGCCCCTGGACACACCAGTGAGGGTAGCGCGTATACCAAGAGCTTGACTCCAGGTGGCCTCTGTGGTGCTCAAGAACTCGTCGCCGACCACGCATCGTATGAAATTGAAGATGGAATCGGCGGATCTTTAATCTAAAGTAATATAAATGGCTTTGGTGACTTCCCCCCAAACTATCCCAGACCTCGATTACGAGTATCACACCATAACTGTCGATACCATTGGTCAAGACAGTGCGAATACTTTTACGTGCCATCTCCAACAACCACTTCGCAATGTTGTTCAGGCCAGACTCCTCGCGGCGCATATCAATTCTAATGTATCTACCAAACATTGCTATGTTTCGATTGAGGAATTAGATTCCATTTTTTCTGACCGAGCATCCAATGTTCTCACGGGTCAAGCATCTATGAGTATGATTCGAGGTTCATTCGCGAGTCTCGTGACTGATGGTAATGCCCTCATTACTTTCAAAGACAATTACACAATCGCCACCCAATATATAGACCCAATCAGGCGAGTCGACCGTCTCAGTGTAACGATTCGTGATCAAAATGGCGCCACAATTAAACCATCGGATGATAACGCCAATAATTTCCTCGTTCTTAGATTTGTGTGTAGAAAACCTAATTTGTAATTTTCTTCCTTTAAAGTAGTATACTATGTCTTCGGGTATTGTTCAGTTAGTGGCGATTGGCGCTCAGGATGAACATATTACAGGAAACCCTGAGATATCGTTTTTTAATTCGTCATTTAAAAGACATTCAAATTTTTCACAGTCCATTGAAAAACATACACTCTATGGAGCTGTGAAAAATAATTCTTTATCAACGATTCGAGTTGAGAGAAGTGGCGACCTTTTGGGATACACCTTCTTGGTCCCAGATGATGGTACAGAGTGTGTAGACATCCAAGATTGGTCGCAGTATATCGACAGTGTACAACTTTTGATTGGTGGACAGGTGATAGATGAACAAGATTCACTCTTTTGTGAAACGATTGCGATTGATACGTTCGCACAGAATGTTTCAAAAAGTTCAAATGGACCCCACCCAGGGTTAAGTTCAAGGTCTTATTTCTATCCATTTCGATTCTTTTTCTGTGAAAATGCACAATCTGCGATACCTTTGGTTGCCCTTCAGTATCACGATGTGGAACTTAGAATCCGTTGGGGTCCAAATGCCGCAGACTATAACTGGGAAGCCTATTCAAACTATTACTATGTTGATAACGAGGAACGGGGGAACATCGCATCTCGCGCAAATGATATGCTCATATTCCAAGTCCAAAAGAATATTCCATCACACGAGCTTGTGCAGGAGTTGAATTTTAATCATCCAGTCAAGTACATTGCGAGTTCTAATACAGCTTCACAAAGCGCACTCACGGCTGTGGGTAACCGTATTAAGTTGAGTATCAATGGTATGGATATTTGTAAATATAAATGGGCAAAGACCCACTTTGTTGACGTATCCCACTACTATCATACAAACTTTGTGACGTCTCCAGATATATTCTTTCACGCATTCTGTTTAACATCAAGTCTTCATCAACCCTCGGGGTCTCTCAATTTTAGCCGTATAGACTCTGCAAAGATACAAAGTGAATCATTACCCATTGTAAATCCAATTTACGCCGTAAACTATAACATTCTCAGGATAGAAAATGGTATGGCTGGGCTTGTGTACGCAAATTAAAATACATTAATATATAAATGGTGAAAAACATCAATACTTTCCATCTGACGGAGAAGATACGACTTGGTCGACATACTTCGGAAAATCAACCTGAACATACAATCGTTTTGAACGCGGGTAAAACTGAGATACCACACATAGAATCCCCAGGTTTCTATGTGTCGCCAATGAGACACGGTGTCTCATCGAATGTACTTATGTATAGCCCAGAGACAAAAGAAGTTGTGTTTGGAAATGATTTGTCCCTCCAAAGTATTACTGAATTAGGGTCTTCGTCAAATGTAAAAACACGTTTTAAACACCTTGAAGTTGAACAATTGGACGTGGTCAATGTGACCACAATCAACACCTACTATATAGACAATCCCGAGTTTGTGGTTGGTGATTCCAACTCTGACGCCCACGACCGTGCCTCAATCAAAATGGTCAAGGGTCGCAACGCGGTGTCTCTCGACTATGATGGTGACCTCACGTTTCGCTCGGACACTCCTCTCAACGTCACCATTGATGGTGCATTACACAGCAAATCCTATTTTGGTGATGGTGGTCTCCTTTCAAACGTCACATACGACCAATTGGGGTATGTAATGCCTCATCTACGCGTCACGGAGGATATTCGCGCGCACCAGTATCACGGAGATGGACGTCATCTCACAGGTCTCACACTTGGTCAAATTGGGGATATCACGTCAAATAATTTAACAGTCGCGTCTGTGACCACCCAAGGAAATGTGAATGTCGGTTCAGAACTCCATATAGATGGTATAGTGCGTGCCTCGCGTTCGGTCGTCGCCTATGAGTTTATCGGAGATGGACGACGATTGTATGGGGTGGCCCAAGAATCTGATTTGAAATCAAATGTCTCGAGAATTGAGACACTCGAACAGTTGGGTACTACATTGACCTCTAAAGTTACAGATGTACACCATATTCCACATATTATCACCAAGTGTGATTCGTTAGAGTACGCCCTAAATGCCCTAGAACCTAGGGTTACACAGACGGAGAAGTTTGAATCCAGATTTTCAAAACTTGAATACATTCCAGATGTGATTGATACACATTCTCAAGACATTGTGAGATTGACCAAAGATACCCAGAAGATTGGTGCGTACATACCCATTATAATTCAATCGGATAGTGACGTGAGAAAGCTCAATACATACGTGCCCATCATTGAAAATAATGTTGGACGGATACTCCGTATAGAACAAAACTTACCACGTTTACATACATTGGAAACTGCAACGGAGCGTCTTGAAACATACATACCAAGAATTAAGAACCTTGAAGCACACGTACCAAAAATTGGGAGATTAGAAACGTATGTACCACGTATTGAGGCACTTGAACCACTTACACCTAAAGTTGCGCAATTAGAACAGCACGTGGACGTCTTAAAACCACTCACACGCAAGGTTGCGCAGGTGGAACCTCGTGTACGCGCGCTCGAAGTACTCCCAGCACGTGTGAAGACTTTGGAGGACCAGGTTCCACGAGTGGACATTCTCGAAACCCACATTCCAAGATTTGAACCACTTGAGGCACTCGTTTCTACAATACATTCTACTGAGTCAAATGTACACACAATTCAAAATGAAATCCCACCAATTGACGCACGACTTACACACGTGGAAAGCATCTTACCCCGTTCTCTCCAAGATATTATGTCGTATGAAAGCAATACTGTAACAACTTTACAATTATCAAATGTAATAACGTCATTAACGACATCTGGTAATATAGGTATTGGGACAACCGACCCAACTTCGAGAATTTCAATCTATAGTGCACCAAATATTGTGTCTGAAATTGGGGAAGTCAATGGAATTAAGATTAATGAACTCGCTCAAATCAATGCGTACATAAAAGCAAATAATGGAACAACATCTGGACGACCAGGTGGTCTTGTATTCAAGACAAAGAGACCCAATGGTCTACTTGAAAACTCTATGACCCTTGACGGAAATGGATGTCTCACGGTCGGGTCAAGCACCCCACATCCATCAGCAGCTTTAGCCGTTGATTCAACGACACGCGGTTTATTGGTTCCTCGTGTAGTAGGTACAGATATCATAAAAAAACCAGAACCAGGTCTTATTGTATACGATACGGAAACAGATACATTCTGGGGATACAAAAGAACTGGATGGACTACATTGTGTTAAAATAAAATGACCTATTATATAAATGCCGAAGAACCTGAATACGATCGAAAGATCTGAAAGGATACGGGTTGGTAAGAATGTTCCAGACGAACAGGCTATAAATACGGTATTAATCAATGCATCAAATTCAGTTGTAGAAGCACCGATTAGTGGGTTTTATGTAGCACCTATTCGTTACGACACGAGTGTTCTATCCAATACATTGGTATATAACACAGTCACAAAGGAAATTGTGGATGCTGGTATAAGTGCGGATAACCAAACACTCCAAGATGTGACTGATTATGGACTTACAACAAACAACGTGGTTGAGTTTATAAATACAACAACTGCGTTTACGACGATTTCCAATGTTGGTATCGCGAATACCTCTCCGATACACACACTTGATGTTGGTTCAAATGTGTACTTTGATGATACCGCATCAAATGTACTCACAGTATTGGGTAACGTATCCTTACAACGTGATGTATTTATAGAAGGTAATCTCGCCGTTCGGGGAACAACGACGTTGGTACACTCGGAAAACTTATCGATTAAAGACCCTATCATTGTTCTCGGTGAAAACAATACAGATGATGACTTTGTATTTGATTTGGGGGTTGTGATGGCGCGCCCAGATTCTAATGTAGCTGTGGGTTACATTGAGAACGATGATGAACTTGTACTCGCATATACAACAAGCGACCCAAGTGGGCGATATATTGTACCAGATTCCTCAAACACATTGAATGTTCACGTATATGGTTCTTTATTTACAGACTCAAACGTGGGTATAGCGAATACATCACCTATACATACTCTAGATATTGGTTCAAATGTGTATGTTGATGATACCGCGTCAAATATTCTTGTGGTCCACGGGGACGCCAAGATTGATGAGAGGTTGTACGCCAATACCGTGAGTGTCTCAGATGTTTTAGACGTCACGGGTACTATCTACGCACTCTCCAATGTGGATGTTGCGCAGGAACTCAACGTTACCGGGAATGTGTATGCGTCCTCAAATGTGGATGTATCTCGGGACCTGAATGTGAGTGGTGTTGTCTATGCCCTCTCAAATGTGGATGTTGCGCAGGAACTCAACGTTACCGGGAATGTGTACGCACTCTCCAATGTGGATGTTGCGCAGGAGTTGAACGTCACCGGGAATGTGTATGCACTCTCCAATGTTGACGTGTCTCGGGAACTCAACGTCACTGGAAATGTGTACGCGCTCTCCAATGTAGACGTGTCTCGTGAACTCAACGTCACTGGGAATGTGTATGCCCTCTCAAATGTGGATGTCTCCAAGCAACTTAACGTCACTGGGAATGTCTATGCCCTTTCGAATGTGAATGTGTCTCGGGAACTCAACGTCACCGGAAATGTGTATGCGCTCTCCAATGTGGATGTGTCCAAACAACTGAATGTGACTGGGAATGTGTACGCGCTCTCCAATGTGAATGTGTCCAAAGACCTTAACGTGACTGGTGTTGTCTATGCGCTTTCGAATGTGGATGTGTCTCGGGAACTCAACGTCACTGGGAATGTCTATGCGCTCTCCAATGTGGATGTATCTCGGGAACTCAACGTTACTGGGAATGTGTATGCCCTCTCGAATGTGGATGTGTCCAAACAACTGAATGTGACTGGGAATGTGTACGCGCTTTCCAATGTGGAT